AGTTCACCAAATTTTCTGTCCCAAGCATGTTCTATCAACATACTTTTTGCCATCTTTTTATATGATTCCAAAATTTTCACTATTCTTCTCTCATAATTTTATTAATTATATCTTCAGCCTTACAATACTCTCCACAAGTTCTACCTACTGTACCTTGACGATCTACACTTTCATTCATAGGATACATAAAAGCACCTTGTGTGGATGGGTTAGATACGAAATCAAATGCTATTAACTCAAAATCATTTTGTACTTCTTGAGCTTCTTCACCATCAGCGGATTCTTTTACTGTCTCTACTGAACCAACTCCTCTTGAAGAAATTCCGAGTTTAATACCATTTCTAAATAATTCTCTTAAAATATTTCCGCTTGGGGTAGTTAACACTTCAACAGTTCCTACCAAATCATCACTTTTCCAATGCATATCAGTAATGTTATGAGAAACGTTAGCTAAATTAACTACTGAACTTTCTGGATGGTCGAGTTCTCCCATAGCTCTACTTTCTTTAACAAAGTTTTTATTGTATGAATTTGCTTCACGCATTAAAATTTCTTTTGGGTATACCCTACCATTCTGATTTTTAGCTTCTGCTCGTTGTAAAACACCACGAACAATTAATTTACCGTTATTTTCTTTAACAGATTCAGTAATTTGTTCTGGTGATATTTCAAATGGTAAATAATCTACTAATAGTTGTTTCATTTAATCTTCCTCACAATTCTTACTACATCTCGCATAAATTGTGTTATATTTTTCATATATGACTTCTCTAATTCTGCCATAAGTTTATGGTTTATTATATCTGCTTGCATCCTATCTTTCAAGGTATACATGTGCTTTCGCATTTTACTCTCTGCTGTGAGCAGTTTCCGTAAAGTTAAATCAGCCTTCCGTGCATCACCTGCACTTTCAGTCTTAAACGGCTTCATATCTTTATCAGTATAAACTCTTCCAAGAATTATATCACTTAACTTCACAAGTTTTCCTTTTTAATAAAGTTTACCAACTTTATGAGCTATCTTAACTAACCGTTCACTAATTTTTCTCATTGCGGTATGAGTTCGTTTCCAGTAACTTTGAGAAGTTACACCTAACTCAGTCTTTAATCTAACATTCATTTTAACAAGTTTATCTATTTCATTCAATGCATCTCTAACTTCTCTCATTGAATGACCAATTTTTTGCTTAGCAGTCAAACTATCATCATTTCTCCAATCATGATACATGCCTTCTTTCAAAGCTGCTCTAACATTTTCTTTTTTGATACCTATAATTGTATCTTGTAATTTATCAACTCTTGCTTGCGCTGCTTTCTGTCTCTCTAAAGCCTTCTTTGCTTTATCTACAAATTTACCAGAGTGTTTTTTTACAGCATCTCTATGTTTTGCAACTTTATCCATTTCAGCTTTCATCCTTGCTCTTAATGCAGAAACGTCGGCTACTTCTTTAATTTTTTTCTTTTTGGGGCCTTTTCCACTAAATGCATTTGGTGTCATGTACCCAGGAGTAGCAGAAGAAACACTTGCTTCTTCAAGCTCTTGTTGAATTAATTCTCTAACCAGGTTTCTAAAAGTACTTAGTTTCATTTTATTTCTTTCAATTCATTAACTAAATCATAATACCGTAAAACTGAAGTTAATGTTACTTCATCAACATGCTTCTTCTGTTTTATTTCATCAATCTTCGTAATAGCTCCTTTAAGTTTAATACTGGTAACTTCATCTCTAATTTTAGGACGATATTTTTTTAATACAGTTTTAATTGATTCTAATTGTTTAGCAACAAATTCTTTTAATTCTGTATTATTAGAAACATTATAAATGTACTTTTTAAGAATACTCTTTTGCTCTGTTGTTAGAGTAGAATATTTAGTATTAAATTTATCTATCAATCTCTTATATGTAAGTAATCTAACGTCAGCATCACTTTCTTTAAATTCTTTGAAAACTTCATTATCAACTTCTTCTTCTTTAACTTTCTTATAAGATATATTTTCTAAAATAGTATATTTACTATTTACTTTAGTTACTGGATTTAATTCTTTACCAGTACCCGCATCTGCAAACAAATTATATACTGAAGCATAAAATCTATAATTTGGTAATCGTGTTTTAAAAAAATCAGTTGCATCAAATACTGTTTTAATTTCTTTTACTAGATTATAAGTTTCTTTTCTTAATTTAGCATTAGATAATTTTTTCCTAGCATCTATCACTATTTCTAGTAAATCTTCAGCTTTTTTAGAATTATTAGTCTTTTTATTCTGTAAAATGTTATATAATTCCAATTCTTTTGATATTTCTGTATCTTTTCCGAAATATTCTTTTAAAATATCTACTGCAACCCCATCTTTTTTATCTCTTAATACGTCACTTGTTAACTGACGCGCTAAAAGTTCATACAAAATACCAATATTTTTAAATTTTGAGTGTTTTACTCTAGCCATAGCCATCGCTCCAATAATTATTGTGTTATTACCTAACTATAAATATATTCATAGTTAAAAATACATTATTAATCTTTATCTTTAGTTGAATCTAATTCTTTATCATATTCTTTCTTTAACTCTTCAGATTCACTTATTAACTGTACACCCTTTCTATCCAGTTTTGAAAGAGAATTTTTCATAGCATCGTAATGTGATAATGCCATATTACCAATTCCTTTGCTAGCACGTTTTTTATCGTTACTACCTAATGGATCTCTACCACGTGCACTACCATCTTTACCATATTTAGGATTTTCTTTTGGTTTTCCTGCGCCATCCCATCCACCTGGAGGTGAACCACCTTCATCTTCTAATTCGTGTCCAGTTCTACCCATAGCTAAATCTGCAGGTGTACCTTGTGATTGCCCTGATTTATCTGGATCATTTCCCTCATTTTCTATCTGAGCTCTACGAAATTTCTGTTTATAGTCAAATATAATTTGTTCATCCTGTTTTTTAATTTCTTTTGATGTAAAATTAAAAATATTTTTATAAATCCAATCTGTAGAAACTAAGCCATCTTGTATCATAGATGATGCTAATTGTGTTTTACTATTCCACAATTCAACTTTTTCAGTTTCATAAATTGTAGATGGATTTGTTAATGTTAATTCAAAGTTTACCAACTCTGAATCTTGAAATCCTTGTGAATATAAATGAACAATAGCTATCTTAGTTAACTCTGATACGGTGATTCTTTGTAATCTTTCAATAGTTCTTGCAAACCTAACATCTTCTGCAGCAAGAGTTGCTTTTGCTCCTAAGCCTTCTTCATATCCAAGAAATGCTTTTGGAACACGAAGTGCTGCCATCATTTTATTTCTTAAATATTCTATATCCTCTACTGCATCATAAGTTAACCCTGGCATTGATTCAATTGATGTTCCACTATCTCCACCACGAACTGGCATAAAATAATCTTCTGCTATATTTTGCATATTATATCTAAGATTATATTCTCCAGTTGCTTTATCTATAACAGGAGATTTTTTCATCTTATCTACAATCTTATTCATATAGTTATCAACTTCATTTGGCGGAATATTACCTATATCAATTTTAAAAACTCTCTTTTCAGGTGCTCTCATGATTCTATGGATTAACATAGCATCTTCCATAAGACTTAATTGTTTCCAAATCTTACGACCACCTTCTACCATAGATTTACCATATGGTAAATAATTAGTATCAGATAGCATTCTAAAATGTGCTATCTCAAAATTTTCAAATTCAGTTTTAACTGCACTAACTGAATGACGTGGATCTCCACTTTCCTGTATAAATTTAACATATTCTGGATTTTCTGGATCCGTATTCTCCATCCTTGAAATATCATATGGAGAAAGTGGTTCTACATTTGTAATACCATACTTTTCTTGAATTTCTAATCTTAAAAAGAAATCACCATATTTACACATATTGCGAACCCAAGGCCATAAATTAAATTCTATATTTAATATATCATAAAATAAATTATTTAATATTGTTTTAATATTATCGTTATTAGATTGTACTGTTAAAACTTCACCATATTCACTTTTCATAGTAGATTCATCTGCATAGATATCTAATGCAGAACCAATAATTGGATCTAAGTCCATTTGTTCATAATCTTTAAACAATCCTAATCGCATTGTTTTAATTAATCCCGTATCACTATACCCACTTAATCCTATTCCCTTATGAAGTTTAGTATATCTATCAATCAAATTAGACTTTGGTGTAGCTTGCATTTCGTCAGTATCAACTACTCGTAATTTTTTCCCACCAACGTTTCTTACAATTACGTTTGTAGAAAATAATCGTTGTAGTCTACTAAATAATGATGTATCAGCCATATTTTACCTCTTAATTATAAAAGCCAATCAAGACTTTCTTTCTTTCCTTTTAATTCCCACTCCCAAGTTTCTTGTTCAGGAGTTTTATTAGTATAAATGCCATTGGGTGAATTTGAGGAATTTATACTATCTAAAGATTTTTTCTGTAATTCTATTCCTTCTGCCCTCAATCTCAATGCAGTTTCTCGTATCCAAAGCGCAATTCCATATGAAATTACTAAATCATCATTATACCCAGACATAGCTTCTGCCCGTTGTCCGTTATATATAAATACGAATAATTCATCAATTAATCTCCTGGAATTGACTTTCACAAGCTTCTCTCTGAAAAACTCTTCTAATTTAGCAATAATTAATGGTCTTGTTTTCATTGACATAGTAAATCCAGGAACTAATTGTTTGTCTTGCCTATAAAGTTTATTTGATACTTGTCTTTGAGTATCAACCCATTTTAAATCTTTTGACATATAAAATAAATTATGATACTCTCTATCAATTATCTGTTGTATTGCTGCCCAACCAATGTTGTTATTCTCCACAACAAGTAGTGCTTCATTATATTCTTGAGCTATGTTAACTAACATATTACCAAAATCTCTTGTAGATATAGCTCCTTTATATTCTGCTACTTGATTTAAAGTTTCCATTTCAAGAATATGAAAAGCAGAATAATCTGTTGCATCTCCTCTTGCTACGTCTGCACAAACTATATAATCTTTCGAATAATTTGCCGGCTCCCACACCCAAAGATTAGAATCTACTCCACGCTTTTCTATTGGTTCACAAACATATGTATTTAATTGCTCTTCCAACAATACACCATCAATAACTGATTGTCCAGAAGTAATGAAATCGCAATCACATTCTTGAGCCGCTAATGAAGGACCTAACAATTTATCTTGATCATCTCTCCAGTCTTGTTTTCTCTCTGGATGAACAGTCCAATGTAATCTCATAAAATTAAAATCGTTCAATCCATCTTCTGCATCCATCCAAGTTCTATGAAACCAATTACCAACACCATTTGGTGTAGATAATGCCAAACATTGTCCCCCCGTTGATAATGTCTGAGATGCAGCTGCCCATATCGTTTCTATCCTATCAATAAATGCCGCTTCATCAAGTATTAATAATGATAATGCTTCTGAACGACCAGCATCTTCACCACTTGAAACTGCTTTTACTTGAGAACCATTCTTATATCTTAAACTTAATTTATTATCTTCAACACATTTTGCTTTTAGCCAAGTTGGAAGATTTGCATGCATCACTCGAACTTTTGTTACTAAATTTTTAGCAACTTCTTGTTTCGTAGCAATTACTAATATATTTTTATCTGCGTGAAAAGTCATCATCCATAAAGAGTACCCAGCAGTAATTGTAGATATACCTAATTGTCGAGCCTTTAATATTATATTAAATCTATGTTGTATAATATCTTCTATAGCTTTTTCTTGAAAGTCATATAAAGCAAATGGAATTTTACCTCTTATTGGATGTTGTATCACACAATATTTCTTCATAAAATATACAGGATCTCCTGCACATTTTACATACTCTTTCTTTATTATTTCCTTATAAGACGGATTGCTTCTATGTATTTGATCATTCATTATAATATAATATTTTCCACCTGATTAATAAGTGTAATTACTGCATAAGATAATACAGTACCATAACCAAAATACAACCACTTATTTTCATACCAACTTGGTTTAACTAACTTAGCTTTCTTTTCTGTAAGAGCTACATCTTCTTCTAACAAACTAATTTTTTGATTCAACAAGTCGATCTCTACTGTTTTTAAACTATCTTGTGTAGATACTGAATCCACTTGAAACTCAAGTTGTAAAAACTGATTTTCAAGATTAACCATCTCTTCATCAGTAAATGTAGTTTGTGATAACCCTATTGATAAAAATAATAGTAGTAAAAACTTTTTCATTTCTTACTAGCTCTCTTTTTTAAAGAAGATTTAGCTTTTCTAGCTGAAGTAACTTTCTTTGGAGCTTTTTTCTTAGCTTTAGTCTGTTTCTTTTTTACAGCTTTTAATTCTTTGTCAATATTCTTGACTTTTTTCTTTACAACTTTCTTTTTGACGTCAATCTTTTTGACTGCAGCTTTTTTCTTCGCTGATGCTTTAGCACTTAATCCTAAAATACCTAAGATAATACCAATTATTTTTGCTAGACCTTTCATTACGCTTCTCCATATCTAATTAAACCAACATTTGTTAATAATTCATCAAAATCACATTCTACTTCTACATTGATATTAAAAATTTTACATAATTCTACTTCTATTTCACTATATACTTCTAACGCTTCTTTCAAATCTTTATGATTATCTGCGTGATATATTCTAGCTATTTCTTTCAAATTAGTTATTAAATCTAATACTCTACTAAATACGTGTTTATCTATCTGCGGTTCTTTCATCTTCCTCACCATTCACTTCCTCTAATAAACTGTATAAATATTTTCTAGCATCATCTGCCAATTTTTTTACATGTTCTTTATTATAATTCCATTGTTCTTTTTCAAGTTCAACTTTTTCAATTCCTACTGAATTATGAATTTCAGGCATAGATTCATTCTCCCAAGAATCTAATCCTTGCAACATATCTTTAACATAAGATTTTTTATTTTCTTTTATCTTATTTTTTTCCCAATCTTCATATTCTCCAATAGCTCTTAATTTAGTTTCCATTTTTATTTGACAATCAAAACAATGCCCATATAATCTCCACATCTTATCATCAAGTTTTATCTTCATTGTTTTTTTACATTCTGGACAAAACCAAGGCATTCTTGCTTCTTTCATCACCTCTGATAGTGGAGATATTTTATCACCATGTTTTTCTGGTTCTTTCCCACTATTGTATCCAACCATAGCTCTTTTTTCAGGAGCCTCATTCCGTAAAATAGATTTTAATGCTTCATTTTGCCGTTCTATTTCTTTACTATAACCAGCCATAATTTATCCAAATGTTAATAGTCCAAGTATTTGATTAATCGGAGCGAAAGCTCCAGTAAACTTGTACATTTTATTTTTATATTTAAACACTATTCCTTCTGATGGAACTATTGCCTGTGAACCACCCATAGCCTCAAATTTTTCTAATTGTCTTTTTAATGTATCTAATTTAGAAACATCTTTTGCACTTCTTAATTGTTTAATTGCTACATCTACTTCTTTTTTCATTTTAGATACTGTTTGTTTTGGATTAGCTGCAAGAAATCCACTTACATTCTTTAAAATTTCTGCTCCCAATTCAAAAAATAATGTTTCAAATGGTTTAATATTATCTTTTTGTAGTCTTTTCATATCTTTTTTATCAGTTGACTTAGCCCAATCTAAAAATTTCTCATTCTTAATAACTTTATTATTTAATCTAAAACTTTTATCCAAAAATGCCCATCTTTTTGTTAATGAATTTAAAACATTTCTTGGTATGTTATACTTCATCTGTTTAGATGCATTATAAATATATTCCATCCAATAAGTTTCATGATACTTACCTAAAGTATCTTTATCCTTCAAGTTATAAATATTCTGTAATTTTTGTAACTTCGATAAAAAATATTTTTGTCTTTTAGCAAAATCTTGACTTTTAGATACCGTTAAAAATTGTGGTTTAGATATTGTAAATTTCTTCTGAACATGCTGATTAACCTGTCGAATCATTCCTTCTAATACTCTAGCTAAAGAAGTATCTGTTTTTTTAGCCATTCCAGCTTCATTATACTCAGTAGCATTATGAAATACTAAATAAGCACCATCATAATTTACCACATTAGCAGAAGCAGGATACATTACTTCTAAATTCATCCACCTCTTACCTTCACCAAATACTTTATCCTTCTGCGCTGCTGATAATCCTTTAATTGCTTTCTGTAAATCTTTCATTGCGAAAACAAATGCATTTTTAATATTACCTCTACCTGCAAATTTAGATGCAACACCATTAACATCTAATGCGTTTGCACCAAATCCTTTTAGTTGACCTTTATTTCTTGCAGCTATTAACTTATCATCCTTCCAACTTACTAATAAATTCTGTCCATCTAATTTTTCTGTAACATCATCTTCTCTGTTTAATTTTCCTGATAACCCTAGTTTTATAATTTGTTTAAAATCTCCAAATGTTAATCCACTATCATCAAATGGATGATTCATATGTCCTGCTGCTCCACCTTCTAATAATATTCCCTCTTGTAAACTTTTTGCATATTTTATTGCTGCTTTATTTCCTTTAGTCTTTGCTATCCATCTAACTGCACTTTGACGACTAATTGTTTTCTTTCTTCCTTTTGGATTAGGATTCTTTACTGTATCTGGCACAGATGTTTTTGTTTTCTTTTCAGCATCTGCTTTCCTTTTTTTCCGAGCTTTATATGCTCTATAAGCACCAAACCCAACACCCGCTGCCATTGTTCCAACTTTACCAAAAGCCTTTACATACGGTGCAGTCAATCCTGTTGCCGCTCCCACTGCAGTTAATACTAAGAACTTAGTTCCCATTTCACCACTAAATAAATCTGCAAATGAAACTTCACCAAGTGCCGCTGCTGATGCAGCTGCTGATAAATCTAAATCATACTCTGGATCTCCTATGAAAGTCATCTTTGTCCATGCATAAGTTACCGCTGCGGCTGCGCCTATACCCATTACTCTTTTTAGTTTTGGGTGATC